GTCGAATGCATTGGGGGTCTTCGGACCCCTTCTGCAACAGCACTTAGTCAGATGTCTACCCCCCAGTCGGGAGGAAACATGAAAAGCTCCGTACCTAAGAAAACAGTACGTAACTTTCTAGAGTTGGCACGATTAGTCTATATAGACAGTTGTGCCAAGTGTGTTGTCGATGTCTCCGATTTTCGTGACTTAAAAACTATAAAGTCACGGATCAAAAGAGAAGGTGTTTCGTTTCTAACGATCACCCTACCTGCGTTTTGTTCAGATTTTGAAGAAGCTCTGGACAGAAAGCAGATTGACCCAAAACACTTTCGCGGTTTCGCGAAAGTTAAAGCAATCCCTGAACTTTTTCAAGGTATGCTTGGTGTTCTCTTTGATCGGGAGTCAGGGAGGTTTTACGATAATGAAGAGCGACTCTCTTATCACGATATTCCCACTGTTATTGAATGTGTTAGGCAAGTTTGCCTCACTTTCAAGAAAGTTGAGTTGTCGTGTACCCCCGCAAGGGAGGCGAGAGCGATCTCTACCTTCGTACAAACGGAGCGTGAGTTCGCAGAGTTTAAGCCGAGTGATGGCGATGTTGATTATTTTGTCAACGTGGCTTTCACTTTGTGGAGTCGTCTTTTACGAGACATACGTCTCGATGAGATGATCCCACGCCATGGCCCAGGCGCCGTCGGCGAAAAGGTTACTTCTAACCAGAAGTATTCTTGGAAGCGATGGCATGAACGCCTTGAACCCTACTTTCCCTTTCTAGGCAACGGTTATTCCGTTTCTTCAGCAGCCCCAATGGACGACGAAGGGTATTACGATATAAAAACTCGTGAACCCTTTGTTGTTCCTGAAGCGGCTGGCCTTAATCGGGATTTCGAGGAAGTTTCGTTCATTAAGCCAGAGGACGAGTTACCCTCACGGGTAGCTTTAGTCCCGAAAACTCTGAAAACTCCCCGGATAATTGCCATTGAGCCTAGTTGCATGCAATTTGTGCAGCAAGCTATAAAGGAAGTCCTTTATAAGCTCCTTGAGGCAAGAACTTCTCTTGTTAGTGCTGGCCACGTAAACTTTACGGACCAAAGCATCAACCAGAGATTGGCATTACGAGCTTCGACAGATGGATCTTTGGCTACCATTGATCTGTCAGAGGCTAGCGATCGCGTCCCGCGATCACTAGCTTTACGGATGTTTGATAGCAACCCAGATTTAAGGGACGCTATTGATGCTTGTCGAAGTACTCGCGCGGACGTCCCTGGTTATGGGGTCCTACCCCTCCAGAAGTTCGCGTCCATGGGCAACGCTTTGACGTTTCCAGTTGAGGCCATGTACTTCTACACTATCTGTGTAGCGGCCTTGCTTAAGAAACGCCAACTTCCTGTTACGTTTTCGAACATCGTTGGAACGAGCGATCGTCCCGGCGTAATTCAAGACGTATTCGTCTATGGAGATGACCTAATTGTCCCCATAGAAGAGACAACTTTTGTCCTTGATTACCTGCTTAAGTACAACTGCAAGGTAAATGTTCGCAAGACTTTTGTTCACGGGAATTTCCGTGAGTCTTGTGGAGTGGATGCGTTCTACGGATATCCGGTTACACCGGTATACGTTAGAAGAGTACCACCTAAGGACAAGCTGCAGGCTACAGAACTTATCTCATGGTCTGAGACCGCCCATCTCTTTTACAAGAAGGGTTTGTGGCGCTCAGCCTCGTTCATGTACGAAATATGTGAACGAGCACTCGGGGAATCTCTTCCCTTTGTTGCAGATGATAGTCCTGGGCTTGGGCGTAAGTCATTTCTTGGATACCGTTCTGTTCATAAATGGAACAGTAGATACCAACGTCTCGAAGTAGTGACGTGGGTTCCAGAACCAGTGTATTGCACCGATGTACTGGATGACTACGCCGCTCTACAGAAGAGTTTATCCACGATTAGTGAATTTTCATTCACTGAATCGCGTGATCCCTTCTCCCTAGAGCGTTCAGCGCTACACGGCGTGGCAGCACTAAAACGTCGTAGGGTCCCTGCTTGAGGATTCGAGCAGGTAGAGGCTAATAGCCAAGAGGAGCTAACCTATCCAGCATCACAGCGTGGTTTTCCTGCTGTGTTTTGTTGGCCGGG